GGATGGACGCCAAGGTGTGCACCCGGCCCAAGGATAGCCGTCGCGCGGCCTATGCCGAGGCCTGGACCCGCTTCAACCGCCACTTTCGCATAGCCAAATACGACCAGCTACCCCAGGCCAAGTATGTGGAGGCTTTGAGCTACATCATCGTCATGGACCTCAAGGCCGCGCAAAAGGCATTGCCCGCAGGCAACCTCGTTTCTCTTGTGGATAAAGACGCGGTGCAGCGGCTGGTATCTCAGGCGCGGGCCCACGGGGGCGACATGCACAACGATGTCACCGAACTGTGGAACATGATTTGGCGAGACGTGGAAACCTGGAAATACCCGGAACGGCCAATGGCATTGTGCCAATTGCGCTACACCGCAGATGAGGCGTTTCGAGTGCTTGGCGCCAACATCGAATGCATCCGCTGCCTGGTGCGCACTATCGATGTGACCTACCGCGAAATGCGCAAAATGGCCGCGCTCTAACCGTCAACAAATATCACTACAAGGCCGCTCGGAGAAATCCGGGCGGCTTTTTTATTTTCTGTCAAGACTTTTGTTGCGTACAAATCTCGGCATTCCTTCCCCTCCTATCCCCCATATGTCGGCATCATTCGGCAAAACAAATTTCTTCCCAAAAGTCAGGGTTAGCTTCGGCCCATGGCACTCTTGGAAAGTAAGCTCTTTTCCCTGCTCTCGGCAGATACGGCGGTCAAGGCAATCGTGGCCGACCGCATCTTTCCCACCGTGCTCAAGCAAAACTGCCGCCTTCCCGCCATCAGCTACCAGCGCATTTCCGGCAACTTCGATGCAGACCTTGAGGGCAATTCCGGCACGGAAAACCCCCGCATCCAGGTGGATTGCTGGGCGCTGGGCTACGTGCAGGCCAAAGACCTTGCCAAGGCAGTGCGAAACGCCATGAACGCGGCCACGGACGCCGTCGCCGGGTTCACGGCCCTGTGTTTAACGGACGCGGACAATCACGACGACGCGGCAAACTACTACGGTGTCAGCCTCGATTTTTCGTGCTGGCACGAGGAGGACTAACTCATGGCTGTCCACACCAAAGGCACCAAGATTATGCGCGGCACCGGCACCGGCTCCCCGGAAACCTTTCAGCAGGTCATGACCATCAAAAGCGTTACCGGGCCCAACCCCACCCGCTCGGAAGTCGACGTCACCACGCTGGCTTCCACGGCCAAGGAATTTCTGCTTGGCCTCAGCGACAACGGCGAAATGAGCTTCCCCGGCCTTTTCGAGGGAGACGATCTCGTTCAGCAGGCCATCATCGGGGATCTCGGGGCCGACACCCCGCGCAACTGGCGCGTGGAGATTCCGGACGGCACCAAGGTTGCCTTCAGCGCCTACGTGAAAAGCTTTCCGCTGGATCTGGCCGCCGACGCCGCCGCCGGTTTCACTCTCGGCCTGCGCCTCACCGGGGCCATCACCTGGACGTTCCCGAGCTAGGCCATTTTCAAAACAGGAGCCCAAAGCATGAACCTGCTGAACAAAGACGCCATTCTCAAAGCCAAGGACCTCAAGACCGAGCGCATCACCGTCAAGGAATGGGGCGGCGAGGTCATTGTGAGCGAAATGGACGGCGAAACCCTGGCCGAGTTCTACGCGCTCATTTTCCCGGAAGACGAGAAAAAAGAAGACCCCAAGATGACCGATGCGCGCTTCCACGCCACGGCCATCGCCTTTTCCGTGGTGGATGAAAGCGGCCGGCGCATTTTCGGCGCGGATGACATTCCCGCCCTGGCCAAGAAAAGCCGCGTCACGCTCAAGCGCGTGTTTGCGGTGGCCGACCGTCTCAGCATCATCAGCGTGGCCGCGCGCGAGGCGGCGGAAAAAAACTCCGTGGCGGCCGGGGATGGCGCCGAGCCCTCCTCGTCCTTGCCCGAGAGCTCGGCCTCCCAAGCGTAAGGCACCTGTTCCGAGAGCTTACGGCCGGGGAAATTGGCGAGTGGCTGGTGCTCAAAGATATTGAGTTCAAGGAAGCCAACCCCGAACAGCAGCAAGCAGAGCCGGAAGACGTTGGCGCGCAAGTGATAGCGGCATTCAAGAAATACGAGCTGCTGCAACAGAAAGCGGAACAAGGAGCGTAGCGCATGGGCCTCATCAAAACGTCCGCCAGTGTCTCCCCGGACCTCGATTCCGCATTTGCCGCCGCGCTCCAAACCATCACGGGCGATGTGGACGCCGTGCTGTACGAAACCGCCATGGAAGTCGGGTTCGAGGCGCGGCGCTCGTCCGAATTTCAAGACAAAACGGGCAAGCTGCGCGGCAAGATCAAGCTGAAGCGCTCCCGGTATGAAAACGGCGGGTGGATCGTCACCGCCCGCTCCCCCCACGCCCACCTTGTGGAGTTCGGCCACCTGCTGGTGCTCAAAAACCGCAAAACCGGGCTGGTCAAGGTCGTGGGCCACGTGCCCGCGCACCCCTTCATGCGGCCCGCGCTCGATTCCGCCCGCTCCCGCCTCATTGCCAAGCTTCAGGCCATGAAGGGGGCCGCCAATGGGTAGCGTCAAGATCAGCGGCATCTACGTCGAGCTTCGGGCCGACCACCGCCAGCTCAAGGCCGACCTGGACAATGCGCGCGGCATGGTGCGCAGCGCAGCCGGGAACATCAGCGATGCCATGGGCGGCGCCGTGGTGCCGGACAAGCTCTCCAAAAGCTTCAACGCCCTCATCACCGACCTCTCGCAGCTCCAGCGCTCGGCCAAGGCGCAGGCCATTTCCTTCAAGGACATCGGCTTCGCCGCCGCAGACCTCGGCACACGCCTCAACCTGCCGGAAAAGCAGTTCGCCATGCTCCAGCAGCGCATGCTGCAAACCCAGGCTGCGGAAACGACAATCGCTTCTTTGCGTAGAATCGGCCAGCAGGCTGGGCTCACCGCCGCTGAACTGCGCAAATTTGGGCAAGAACGCGGCATCAGCGATGACATTCTCAACAAGGTAGCCCCTGCGCAAAACTTTTCCGCCCTGGGGCTGAATCTCAAGCAGCTTGTGCCCACGGTCGACGCCTCCATGCGCGGCCAGGTCAATGGGCTTGTGTCCGACCTTTCGCAACTTGCCCGGCTCAACAGCATGAGCACCGGCGGATGGTCCAAGACCATGAGCGCCGACATGACCGCCCTCGGCGCATCGTTCAAGATTCCCAAAAAAGAGTTGCAGGATCTGCAAACAAAGATGCTGCAGAACCAGGCTGCGGAAAAGCAAGCCACGTTGCTGAAACGCGTTGGTCTGGCAGCAGGGTACACCAGTGCGGAAATCCGCAAGCTGGCCGCAGATTTGAATATCGGCGAAGCGGCCATGAAAAAGCTGAACGCCGAGAATGCCTCTGGCGGCCTCAGCGGAATTCTCGCCGGGCGCGGGCTTGTCGGCAAGGTCGGCACGGCAATGGGCACCGGCTATCTCATTCAGCAGGCCGTCCAAACCGTTTCCGCGCCTGTCGTCGCCGTGGCTCAAACCGGCATGGAATTCGAGCGGCTCAATATGTCGCTTGCCGCCATAACCGGCAGCAAGGCCGCCGCAGCAGAAACACTGGGCTTCATCCGCACCGAGGCGGACAAGGCTGGCGTCAGCCTGTTGGATACCGCCTCCGCCTTCAAGTCGCTGCTGGCCGCTGGAAAAGCCTCTGGCATGGACGACAGCACCGTGCGCGAAATTTTCAGCGCCGTTGTGGAGGCTGGCGCTGTTGTCGGCATGACCCAGGAACAGCAGTCGCGTTCGCTTTTGGCTTTGGAGCAAATGATCTCCAAAGGCACCGTAAGCACGGAGGAACTGCGTAAGCAGTTGGGCGACAGCCTCCCTGGCGCATTCAGCACGGCCGCGCGCGCCATGGGCGTCACCACGGCACAGCTTTCAGAAATGCTGCAAAAAGGCGAAATCATTTCCAATGACTTTTTGCCAAAATTCGCCAAAGCCCTGCGCGAGGACTACGGCGGCAGTTTGCAGGATGCCGCGAACACTGGCACCGCTGCAATAAACCGGCTTGATACATCATGGTCGCAATTCAAAAACAACATGTACGACAGTCAGCCTGTCGTTGATACGCTGAACAGCATCAAGGCTGCGCTGGATGCCCTTGGCGGATCTGGACCGAAAGTAAAAATTGCTGATCCAAATGCCCCCCCTAAGACAAAGCAAGATATTTGGAAAGAAGAATCCGAAAACATTGATAAGTTGCGTTTGAAAGTTCAAAAATTACGAGAAGAAGAGTCTTCGCTGACCTCTATAATGCCCGATGCGCGCTCTATGGCATCTGCATTTTTAGGTATTAAATTCAACACTGCTGATGAAAATCGCAATAAAAAGATAGCTGAGCTCAAGGCTGCGGAAAGAGAGCTTGTCAACGCCGAAGTCGCAGCATCTAAAAACATAAACGATAATTCCCGGCCAAAAACGGAAAAGCAGCTTATCGAAGAGCGCGGCCAAGGGCTCAAGCTGCAAATGGATTGGGAAAAGGAAGGCGCTGCAAAAGCAGAGGCCGCCGCCAACAAGCGCCGCATCGCGCTTGAATCCATCACCGTCGACATCGCCAAGGCCAACGACATTTACGGCGAGGGCGAGGGGGCCCTTGCCGCGCTGGAAAAGAAGCAGGCCGAGTACACCAAGACGCTCAAGGCCTCCAACCCCGCTGTGCGGGAATTCGCCAAGGTCGTCGACTTTGCGCGCGAGCATATGGGCAAAACCCCGGCAGAGGTCGCCAAGGTCAATAACGCGATTGAAGACCAAATCGCCCTCATGCACGAGGACATTGCCGCCATCCAGTCCGTTGCCGGCCTGTACGGAGAAGAGCAGGCCGACAGGCTGGCCATGCTGAAGGCCACCACGGCCGCGCAGAAGGAATTCGATAAAGCCAAGAGAGAAGGCGGCGATGTGGACCTTTTGGCCACAAAGAAGCGCTTGGCCCAGGTTCAGGCCCAGCAGGCCATTGATTCCCGCAAAGACAATTCCGCCCGGTCCGTGGCCGCAAATTACAGCGGCCCGGCCTACAACGCCAAACGCGCCGAGCTGTCCGCCTCCTATGACCTGGCCATTCAAAAGGGCCATGCCACCGATATTGTGGCCCTGGAGCGCGCCAAGAACGAGCAGCTTGCGGAAATGGAGGAAAACCGCTTGCAGGCAACCGGCCGCGCACAGGACGGCATGCAGGCGGCGCTGAAGAAGTACGCGCGCGAGGCCGGCGACGCAGGCAAGAACTCCTTCGACATGTGGACGAGCAGCATCAAGACCACGGAAGACGCGCTGACCACGTTGTTCGTCAAAGGCAAGCTCGACGCGGCAAGCTTTTTCCAAAGCATCGAAGCGGAAATTGTGAAGGCGAACGTTGTGAAGCCGCTGGTGGCGGGCGGCACGCAAATTTTATCTGGAATCAATTTCAGCAGCCTTTTCGCCAGCATCTTCCACGACGGCGGCACGGTCGGATCCACGGCCGCGCCAGTGCGCGCCGTTCCGGCCAGCACCTTCGTGGGCGCCCCGCGCTATCACAACGGCCTGCAAAGCGGAGAGCGCCCCGCCATCCTGCAAGACGGCGAGGACGTGGTGAGCCGCGCCCAAAAAGCCAAGCTGCGCAACATGGCTGTGGCCGGCGGCGACGGCGCAAGCATGATTTCCATGCCCGTCACCATCAACAACAACGCGGGCGAATCCGTACAGGCCACCGCCCGCCAGGCGCAAACCGCCCAGGGCGGCCCAAGCCTTGAGGTCAGCATAGACAAAATCGTTGCCAAAAAGCTGGGCACGCCTGGAAGCGCCGTCAGCAAGGCCATGAGCACAAGCTTCGGCGTTTCGCGCCGTGTCACCCCGAGGTAACCCATGGCGATACCCGTTTGGCCCGCGGAGCTTCCGCAATACCCGCTGCGCAGCGGCTACCAGCGCACAAAGCCGAACCTGCTGCGCCGCAGCAAGCCGGAAGAAGGCCCGGCCATCGTCTCGGCAAAGGCGGTGCTCGGCGTCGATGTCATCACCTGGCCGCAAATCTTCACCACGGCCCAGCGCGACCTTTTGCAGACCTTTGCTTATTCCACCCTGCGCAGCGGGGCTTTGCGCTTCGCCCTGCCCGACCCGGACGGCGGCGCCACAAAGCTGGAGTGCCGCATAGTGCCCGCCAGCGATAGCGCCCTGTATACAGAGGCCGCCATTATGGCCAAGGGCCTGCACAGCATCACCCTCACCCTTGAGGTGCTGCCATGAGCAGCAGCGTCAACCTCAGCGCCACCACAAAGGCAAGTCTGCTGGCCAGCGAGTGCGGCGATGCGCTTATTTTTCTGCTCACCATCAGCCACCCCAGCTTTACCGAGCCCGCGCGCATTTGCACCGCGGCTTTGCAGCGCGTGGAGGAAACAGACGAGGATGTGGTGTACGGCCTCATCAGCCGGGGCGAAACCTACGTTTTCATACCCAACATTACCGTAAAACTGCCCACGGATGATGACGATTCCGCGGCGAATATTGGCCTTTCCATCGGCCGCTATGGCGAAATTGTGGACGTCATCCGCTCCATCCCCATGGGCCAGTATCCCACGGTGAATGTGGAAATGGTGATGAGCAGCAGTCCGGACGTGGTCGAGGCCGCATGGCCGCAATTCGACCTCAAGGAGACATCCATCGAGGCGGACGCCATCACCGGCGAGATTGGCATGGAGTCCATCGACACCGAACCCGGCGTGCCCTGGGGCTTTACGCCGGCGTATTATCCGGGGTTGTTCTGATGCCGGCGCTCGTCTTCACCGCACCGGCCGCATGGTGGAATCCGTACATCGGCATTCCCTTTCGCGAATTCGGCACCAATCCGGAGCGTGACGGCGGCTTGAACTGCTGGTGCCTGGTGCGCTGGGTCTATTTGCAAGAGCTCGGCATCACCATGCCCACCTACCTTGAGGAAGTGGACCAAAGCGTAACGCTGGAAAGCCAGCTTCCCGCGCTCAACGCGGCTTTCGTGGCCGGTGCCGCCGCATGGCGGCCCGTTCCCGCAGGCCAGCACAAGCCATTTGACGTGGTGCTCATGCGGCGCGGGTCTTCCGCTTGCCACGTCGGCATTGTCACCAAGCCAGCGCAAGGCCGCATGCTGCACATCGAGCAAGGCATAAACTCCTGCCTGGAAAACTACGCCGGCGGCTATTGGGCCCGGCGCGTTGTGGGGGTGTACCGCCATGCATAATGCGCCCGCTACCCTGCGCCCGCGCGCCGCAAAAAAGGCCATCATCCCGGAGGTGATGCCGCCGCGCCGCATCATGCCCGGGCAGGCCCGCGTCATCGGCTGCCCCAATCCATTCACTTCAAAGCTTGTGGACGGCTGGGCACCGGCGGGCATGACCGTGCGCGAGGCCGTGGCCGAGCTTGCCCGCTTGAACAACATTCCCGCCGGTTGGGCGCGGCACGGCCACATTTGGGTGGATGGCCGCAAAGTGCCGCGCGCCAGGTGGGATGAAGTGCAGCTGCGCGCCGGGCAGCTGGTCAATTTCCGCATTGTGCCCGCTGGCGGCGGCGGCGGCGGCGGGGGCGGCAAAAACCCCATGCGCATGGTCATGAGCATCGCCGTCATGGCCGCTGCCTGGTATTATGCGCCGTATATTGCGGCAAATTTCACCGGAACATTTGCTGCGGCTGGCGGCGGATCGATATTTGGCGGCTCACTCATCACCACGATGAGCGCTGTCAGCGCCGTCATCGGCGGCGGCATGACCCTGGCCGGCAATGCCCTCATCAACGCCATTGCCCCGGTCTCCAGCTCGGTTTCATCCTCAACCTCCAGCACCAGCACCGGCACGGACGAGGCAAAGACCGCCTACAGCCTTTCCGGCTCCAGCAACAGCGCCCGCAAGTACGAGCCCCTGCCCGTGGTGCTGGGCAAGGTGCGCCGCAGCGCGGACCATGCCGCCCTGCCCTACAGCGAGGCCAGCGGCAGCGACCAATGGGGCCACTATCTGTTTTTCTGGGGCCTGGGGCCGCTCACCGTCACCGAAATGAAGCTTGGCGAGACGGACCTTTCCGTTTTTTTAAAAAGCGCAGCCCGCGACATTCTGCCGGAAATGGAGGCCACAACAACCTCCGGCGCAACCATCACGGCGTCCGTCAATTCGTCCACGGCATGGTATTTGGGCAATAATTCCCACACCAACTACTGGTCCGGCGGGGCGGAACTCCCGGTCGACGTTTATTTCGACCTGGGCTCAAAGCGCGGCGTGCAGGGGTACACCTTGCGCCCGTACGCAAGCTACCTTGCATCCATGGCCACAGCTTGCGAGCTGGCCTACAGCCTGGACGCTGGCGAAACCTATACCACAGTGGACACGCAATCCGGCCTTACCTGGCCAGACGCCACAAAACAGAAGTTTGATTTTTCTTCCGTTGTGCAGGCGCGCTACTGGCGGTTGCGCATTACCGCCGTGGGCGCGTCCGGCACACTCTACATGGACGAAGTGGAGCTGCTGGGCGGCCTGCTCATCGAAACGCACGAGGGCCGCGAAGGCGAAGCGGATTTTACGCTCTACAGCGGCAATACGCACGAGGAGACAATAGGCGCAACGCTGCCCTGGGAAGACGACGAAACCCAGGAATACACCATCCGCTACACCGAGGCGGGCTGCACCGGCTTTGAAATTGAGCTGTACGCCTCGCAAGGCTTGTGGCGCTACCCGCTCAATACCTCCTATGCCTACGGCGTCGAAGTGACCGTCGAAGCGCTGTACCGCCTCAAGGGCAGCACGGACGAACTCAAGCGCGTTGGCGCGCAGGACGACGCGGGCTGGACCATCAAGGTGGGCGATGTGGAATCCCGTGTTGACCGCCGGGCCTGCCGGTTCACGCTGGGCTCCGGCACGCTGGAAAGCGGGCAGTACGAAATCCACCAGCGCCGCATCGCCCGCAAGGTGGGCAACTCCAACACCGAAGACGGCACCATTTTTGACACGCTGGTGTGGTCCGTGCTGCGCACCTTCCGCCCTGGCCAGCCCGTCACCCTGCCTCTCAAGTGGGCAGGCAGCGCGCTGTGCGCCAAGGCGAACGAGGATTTCACGGGCTCGCTGCCGGTGTTCAGCGGCGTTTGCGCCAGCGAGTGCCTGGACTGGGACGCGGAAACGGAGACCTGGATAACCCGGCAAACTAGCAACCCGGCCAGCCTTATGCGCTACTGGCTGCAGCATCCCTGCCGCCTCAATTCCGTGCCCGATGAACGCATAAACCTGGCGCAGCTGCAACGCTTCCATGCATTTTGCAAAACCAAGGGCTTTGAATTCAACGGCGAAACCTGCATTCGCAGCAAAAGCATCCGCGCCGTGTTGCGCCAAATCTGCGCGGCCGGGCGCGGCAGCCACACCTTGGCCGACGGCATCTACTCCGTGGTGTGGGACGATGTGCAGGACGAAATCTGCCAAATCTACAATGACCGCAATTGCTGGAGCTTCAAGGAAGACGCCGCCTACGGAAAAATTCCCCACGCCCTGCGCGTGAGCTTCGAGGACGAGGAGAACGACTACCAGACAGATGAAGCCATTGTGTACGACGACGGCTACGACGCCAGCAACGCCACGCTGTTCGAGTCCACATCCTTCGACGGCGTGACCAACCATGCCCAAATTCAGCGCATGGGCCGCAATTACCTGGCCCAACTGCGCCTGCGGCCCCGCAAGTATTCGTGGAACACCACCATGCAGTACCTCATCGCACCGCGGGGCAAGCTTGCGGGCGTGGCCACCAGCGTCATCAAGGTGGGCCTTGTGGCCGCGCGCATCAAGTCCGTCACCTGGAGCGAGGCGGAAGAAGGCGAAGAGCCGGAATTCGTGCTCGCCGTCAAGCTGGACCAAGCCTGCGCCATGGAGGAGGGCACGGCCTACGCCTTGCAATACCGCCGCAGCGACGGCAAGGTGACCACGCAACCGGTTGAATACGTGGCTTTTGAAACGCAGGAACTCACCTTCGCAGAGCCGGTTCTGGCCATCATGGCGCCGGAGGAAGACGGCCTGTGCACTTTCGGCACAGCTGCCGCGCCCTCGCTCACCCTGCTCATCGAAACAATCGTGCCCAGCGAGGACTTCACCGCCACAATCACAGCCGTGGATTACTCGCCGGGGATATTCACGGCCGACACGCTGCCTATACCCGCATGGGAAAGTCACATCACCCAGCCGGTGTACGGCCGCAAGGTCGCCACTCCGGTCATCCTGTCCATCCGCTCGGCCGAGGAAACAATCCTTGTGGAGACGGACGGCACGCTCACCGTGCGGGCGGAAATCGCCTTCTCCATCCCAAGCGGCGCGCCCGTGGCCGCCAGCGCTGTGGAGGCGCAATACCGCATCCAGGGAACAGAGCAATGGTCGGAATCCGTCGTCTCGCCCGTCGGCGTGGGCGCGCTGTACATCACCGGCGTGGAGGAGGGCCTCACCTATGAGTTCCGCTTGCGCGCAACAGGTCCGGCAGGGCTTGCGGGAAACTGGAGCGCCATCGCCGTCGACACCATCATCGGCAAAACGACGCCTCCGCCCGCAATCGATGCACTATATCAGCATGCGGACGGCTTGTACTGGACCTATGGCGCGCAGCCTGTTGACTTTGCCGGATACCGCGTGCGCATCTGCGGCGGCATGACGCGCGTGTGGGAGAAAGGCACGGACTGGCCGAGCGCGGATACGCTGCTCACCAGTCGCACCATCCCAGTCGCCGCCCTGGGCAGCGGCGTGCAGACCATCATGGTCAAGGCCGTGGACACCACGGGCAACGAGTCCGAAACCGCCGTGTACGCCACAATCAACCTCGGCGAGTACTCGCCGGCCAATGTCATCATCACCCAGGATGAGCGCGCGCGCGGCTGGTCCGGCATCATCACCGGCGGCCACGTGGACGAGTCCGGCGATCTCGTCGCCAACGACACGGGCGAGTCCTACCTGCCGGATGCGACGAGCCTCTATATCCCGCAGCCGCAATCTCTGTATCTGCCAATCAACTACAGCTCGATGTCCTACGCGTGGCCGTACATCCCCGCCGTGGATGATGTTCCGGGCACGGCCTACTTGACAGCGGACATCGAGGGCGACGGCTGGAGCGTGCAGTATCGCCGCCGAGGCAGCACGGACAAGTATTTGGGCCAGGATGATGACGCTTATCTCCCAGACGCCGCCGCCCTCTACCTTGGCGGCGCGACGCCTTGGGCGGCCATCCCCGGAACAGGCATCGTTGTGGGCCACGAGCGCCTTGATTTTGTGCTGACCACGGAGGCGGGATCACATGCCGGTGCGGTAAAGGCCCTCTCAATCTCCATTGATGTGGCGGACGTGGTGGAGAGTTTTGCGGGGCTCGTCATCCTGTCCACGGGCACGCGCGTGCCCATCACCAAAACTTACCGCGCAATAGACTCCGTGGGCTCCATCACCCTGCGCGACGACGAATACGGGGCCACGGGAATCCAGGTCAAGGATAAGGACGCGACTCTTGGTCCGCTCCTGGCGGCGCTCGGGGCTGGCCAGGCCACCATCGACATCACAAACCTCAAGGGGCACTAATATGACGCTGACACTGCCGACCGCAAAGATTTTCACCGGCACGGAAACCAACAATGCACAGGCCAAACAGGCCCAAGACGACATGCTTGATGCGCTCATCGCGCTTAAGGATGCGCCACTGTCGATATCAGGGCCAAGCAAGGCCACCGCCGCAACGGACAGCTCCAGCGCTATGAGCCCCAACGATGCCTTGGCGCAAGCCCTGGCCAACCCTGTGGCCGTCACCGCTGGCGGAACGGCCAACGCCCTTACCACCACACTTGCCGCCGCCCCGCAAACCACGCTGGCCGATAGAATGCGTGTGCGCGTGCGCGCCGCCTACGCCAACACCGGCGCGGCTACCTTCAACCTCACCCTCGGCACGACCGAAACAGGGGCTGTGCCCATCCGCAAGGGCGCGCTTGCGGCCCTGGACGCCGGGGACATCGCCGGAGCTGGGCATGAGTTGGATTTGCAATATAACGCAGCGGCCACGGCCTGGCTTCTGCTTAACCCGACCGCATCGAGCGGTGGTGGATCGTCCGCCGTCGCAAAAATTGTAGCTCACGCAATGTTTGGAGGGTTCTAATGGGCACCACGTACAAAGAGGCAATCTTCTGCGGCGATATGGCGGGCAAGCTCACACAGTTCACCAGCGCCACCGGAACCACGCTGGCCGACCTCACCACGGCCGACGCCAATGGACCCGTGCGCATCGACTCCCTATCCGCCAGCATCGACGATGTTGTGCAGGCCGTGCTGCAAATCACGCTGCACGATGGAACCAACGCCTACCCCGTGGCAGTTGTCCCGCTCGTTCGGCCCGTGAAGAACAC